TCAGCGGTTCCGTAGACTCCAGTGCCACGGGCCTTCTTCTTAGGTCGGATAACATTCAACAATTCCTCTGGAGCCTGCGCTATGTCCATCTCCCAGGGGGCATGTCCAGGTTTCCATACGTAGTTAACGCCAGAGAAATGTCTAGATGGCGTAAGTAGTATGTATCCGTTGTGCTTAACGTCAATTCCGCCAAGACCTTCGCTTTTAAAGTTTCCTATGAACTTTTCGTTAGGGTCACATTTATATATAAGGTGACGACCACGAGTAGGCCTCCCTTGACGGTCGTCCCAAACGCCAGTTATTGCCTCTACAGTAGGAGGTAGGGCCCCTTCTGCGCGATTTTCTAGTGTTATGAACGACTCATCGCCGCCAGAGCGAGGGTCTACATCAATAACCAAGAAGCCGGATTCTTTAGCAAAAACTCCAACATTGTAGTCCGGATTGACCCCCCACCAAGTAGCAAGCTGCTCTAAGTCGTCCGTCGCTTGGGTATTCCAGTTGTTAATAGCCGGGTGCTTTCCAATTTCCTTGGAATCTATATGGGTCTTACCACAGGTACATTTACCGTCCCTGCCAAGACCGTGTACTGGTAGTATTTTCCAACCGTACTTGCTGGCATAATAAGCCGCAGCAGGCCCGAGGCGTCCAGAGGACTCTTCCCATTGACTTGCCATTATATTGAAATCCTAGTTATTCTATAAAAATGCATGGATCTTTCTTTGTGCTTAGTGACTAATAGCATTCTACACGTCACTATGAGAAATGCAAGTCATTAAATAGAAATAATATAAATTTTAAAAATTTACCACGTTAAGAGCACCCAATAGAATGTTTTTTATTGAGGTACAATTATCTAGAGGAATCCAGCAGGTTCAGTTGGGTATACGACATTCGCGCAAACTCAAGGTTTAAGTTTAGGTTTAGGTTTATATTTTATGACTGAAGATCAAATGATGCTGTTAACCGCTATAGCTGTAGCAATAACAACAATACTAGCAGCCTGGTTTGCGGTAGTTAGGTTAATTCGTCCCACGTATCTTGGTATAAGGCGCCGCATTTTAACCTGGGAGAATTTCATGGCCGACTGGTCGGGAGAGAAAGCTAGACCAGGCAGGGGTGCAACATTAGGGGTGATGGAGCGGTTGAGTGACATCGACGGAAATCTAAAAAATAATGGCGGAAACTCTTTAAAGGATTCAGTAGATAAGGTTCATCAGAGACTAGATGAAGGAAACAAAAACATCTACAAGCTTGACAGGCGTATATACAGGATAGAAAAAAAGCTAGAGATGGATAGCCGCCCCGCAAACGATTCCACCCCAATAGAAAAGCTTATTGAGCGAGATAAAAAATCCTAAGGAAGTTTTTTCTTCTTCCTGTCCTCTTGGTTGTAATACGCCTCTACAGCATTAGCGCTAGTTCGACTCTGCCAAGAAAAGCTACACTCCTTGCAGTAGACAACTTTCATAGTTGACCACCGCCCAGCATCAGGCCGGTCGACAGTTTTAGTACCAAGACTTTCAGTCTTAGCTTTACAGTAAGGACAGATTGGGAACCTCTTGTGACGCATCTCTTGACCCTCCCAATTAACTGACAGGGTTCTACGTATTTGCTCCGGACCAAGACCCCCCCAGATTCCCCAAATTTGTTTATTATTCAATGCCCACTGAGTGCAATCTTTCCTTACAGGACAAGCACCACATAGCTTTTTAGCTTGATATTGCTTAGAGGGCTTGTTGGCAAAAAAGTTAGGAGTCTGTTCTTGATTTTCAGGTTTAGCACACTCTGCATCATCATACCAATCGGGCAAGTCTTCAAACATCAATTCTCTATCTCAACTAGCGTCAGATCGAATAGACCGATTAGTTCTATCTCGTTTTTTATAGAGTTCCCGTCACTGTCTGAAATAGTTGGGTGATACTCACCATCCTCAAAACCAGCCTGAAGGTAGTTTATTACGGCACGCTCGACTAAAGAAAACCCTTGCCCCAAAGAGTAAGAAATCCCATCTCTTTGTAATAAAGAGGCGAGTGCACCTCTGACGACATCTTCGTTTAGATCAATATGGCCATTGGTATAATATATATAAGAACTCGTGCTATTAGGCTCATACTCATTGCCCTCCCAGGTGAACCAAAGAGATTCGCCGATTCTTATATCCTTCATAAGTAGAATCTTACTACTCACAAGCTTCTAAAAATTAAATACTACCGTAGATTACAAAATTAGCTATTAAATGAGCTAGCTACACTCTTTTTAACCGATCCATACACTGTCACCTGATAGATTCCAGCTTTTATAGAACTCTCTATCTCAGCTATGGTCTCGGCCTTGGGGTAGGATATTTTAAACTCGAAGTCCACTCTACTTTCTACCTCTTTTTCAGAGATATCAAGAAAATTAGCAACTTGATAAGCAGCTAAAGACTTAGCTTCGTTTATAGTAGCTGCAACTAGTTTTAGTTCAAAACTTGTCCTCATTTATTTAATTCTTTTCTCTAGCTTGTACGGAGAATAGTGGACACCTTTAAGCTCAGGTAGCTTTCCGTCCGTTGCGTTAAAAATAACATCTCCATATCTAACAGCCACTACAGTTCCGCGTCTCCCGTTGTGAGTGGGGCCGAGGTTTCCCTCGAAAGCGTCAGGAAAGACTCTAACTTCGTCTCCAACAAGTATATTTCCAGGTTGCAGGGCTATCCAAACCTCTTCTGTAACCTCTTCAAGGTCAATCGCCTGATTCAATGCCAGCTTCGAGAATACCTCTATTGTTTCTCTGGACATGGGTCCACTTAAATTAAAGTTTTCCCAAACTGAGAGGAGCTGTAAGACAGCTTTTCCACTGCCAATTTTCACTTTTGCTGCCTCTAACTGCTTCTTAACCCACTCGTGATTTACTTCAGGCATTTGTACCTCTCTTGTACTCTAATTAAATATTCTACTAGTTATTAATTGGTCTAATTGTTCTACCGAAGGGATGGCTCTCACATAGTCTTCTCGTTGCGCTTGTGCAAGGGATCTCCTATCTTCTGAGCTCATGTCTTCTATTTGATAGGCAAGTTTTGACCACGAAGGGCTAAAGTTAACTGTCTCTAACCAGTCGGTTGCAATTGGTGTGAGAGTATTCATTCCTTGAACATATCTATATGTCCACCAAGTTCCAACCTTTCTTTCCTGCGGTGGAATTATTAGCCCCACAGAGTCCAGAATTGTTTCGGTTGCTTCTTGATCAGGGTACCCCCTTTTGGACCTAACGTCCACTGTCTCGTACTTAATTGTTTTAGCTAGAGACTGTGACCAGCCTAAATTAGCATCATCTATCGACCAAAACGGCTGACGTACGTCTGATTCCACAGGGTCCGTTAAATTAATAGCGTCAAGATTTAAGCTAATAATAGAGCTACCTACATCTAAACCAAAAGACTTCACAATTGACTCATCCGACTTCCAGGGAAGTCCCGGAAAAATAGTTACAGGCCAGGCATTGTTATTAAGTTTATCTATGACATCTGGTATTGAGGTAGACGTCAAAGCTTCCGCGTACTCCCACCTGTTAGCATAAAAGGCAGGGAACAGTCCACTAATTAAATTCTTGCTTGACCTATTGATGCTGTTTTTATACTGCCAAATCTGAGGAGAGTCAACAACTAATTTTAGTCTGGGATCATCCCAAAGTAAGTTCATAACATGAAGGCCTCCGTAGGCCTTGTTAGCACTGAGAGACGTCGGCGGGGATACCCCAACTACGACATAGTCATACTCAGCAAGGTCTTCCAGAGACCACTTAACACTAGGGATCGCCCAAGAAACTTCTGCAACCCTACCTACAGCTTTGGCCAAAGTGCCAAAATATCTAGTAGTTTTAGGGGGCTTACAGTGGTACGAGGACATTCCTGTAAATAGTATTTTCATTTTGTCGCCTTAAGAATGTTTAGAGGGGCCTCTTACGGGAAGCCCCTCTAAATCAATGTTCTAGAACGGAGTGTCTTCTCCGCTTACTGGGGACACCGGTGCTGCTGGTGGAGCAAAGGCCGGAGCCGGAGCTGGAGCTGGAGCTGGAGCAGGCGCGGCTGAAACTGCCACTGCCTGGGGGGCTTCAGTTGCAGTAGAGCTATCACCCTTGTGGTACTGGGAGATTTCATTACTGATGTTACCCTGATAGGTGCGGGTACCGATGGAGCCACGGAAAGTACGGTTCATCAGTGCTGCCTCAATCTGAGCATTACTAGGATTTGACTTGAAGTACTCCCGATTTAGACCAAGGATGCCGATCTTCATGAAGAACATGTTGAGCGCCTTAGGGTTTTCAGGTGAGATTACAAGATTGTCCCATACGCGACGATTAGCGTGCGGACCACCCTGTACCTCTGTGGTTAGCTTAAACATGGTTTTACCAGTCTGAGCCATTGTTGCCTTGGCATCAATTACCTTCAGTTCGTACTCACCTTTTGGTAGGGGCTCGTAAGAATTAGTAGTTTCTCCTGCTTCGGCAATTATGCTGTCCCAATTTAGTGAACTCATTACTTATCTCCTGACTTATTTTTACTAGTGGATTCGGTCTTCTTTTCTCCGAAGACCATGTCGAGAAGACGCTCTACACCGAGATCGCCTTGCTCAACTATTTTTCCCAGGCGACCCTGAACTCGCTCGCCAGCTTCGTACTGACTTGTTCGCTCAACATACATCCTGCGGACTTTATATGGTAGCTGTAGAGGGTCCGGATTAGGGATCTCTTCAACTGTTATGGCTCCAAGTACATCATAGAAGTATGGAGCCTGAACTGCAAGCTGACCTTGGAGGTAGGGACGATATACACCATCCTGACCTTTTCGTGCCATAGCTGTTAGTATCACGGCCTCGAGAGGTTGTGTTGGGTGCATCGTGAGGTCACGAAGGTCACGAAGTAGTGCACCCATGTGACGAAGTAGCTCGCCCCACTGTTGCATCTTCATTTGCTCTGTGCCAGCGATGTTGTCCATGCACTTAACCTGCAACTCCGAGATGGAGTCAATGATTAGGGACTTGAACTGGTGCTTACCGCTCTGAAGCCATTGAAATGCCTTCATGACAGTTTCGTATTCGCGGACCTGGACCACTACAGTGTCCCAAGTTCCGTCGGCTATTGGTGGCTCCTCCTTCATCGGATCCCAATATTTGGCAGTAATTGGGAGGAATCGATGTCCACCCTCAACGTCCAACATGAGCCGAGGATAGGGGGACGTTACCGCAAAGGTTGATTTACCAACCTTTGATTCTCCATAGACCATTAAAGTCAGGGAGCGCTGTACGTCGTTAGACATTACTCATTTCCTTTTTTCTCGTTGTTGTAGTAACCGTAAGGGTCGGAGACCG